TTTATGGGCAGCGGGCCGCGAATATCATCATCCAAAAAGCTACCCATCTATATTGTTTCGGCGCGCGCCTGGATGAGCAGCAAGTAGCCTATCGCTATGATTTGTTCGCGCCCAAGGCTGTAAAAGTAATCTATGATATTGATAAAGCAGAATTAGCTAAGTTGCCTGAGGATTGGATTAAGTTGGATCATATCCAGCAATTTGAATTAGACAATTCTCCAACTTGGCTCGCCTGGTGCAAATCCCTATATGCACGTTTCCGGCCAGAGCTTGATGGTGTAGATAATCAGCATTTTGTCGACCCCTTCCGCTTTGTTTCGTTATTCTCGGACTACGCCCAACCAGATGATATTATCGTAGCGGGCGCGGGCAAGGCGGGTGAAATCCTGATGCAGACCTTCAAGGTCAAGGCTGGGCAGCGCGTCCAGACATTATCCACCAATGGTGCGATGGGTTATGATATTCCACTGGCAATTGGCGCTTGCCTGGCAAGTGGGCGGCGCGTATTATGTGTAACAGGCGATGGTGGATTTATGCTCAATATCCAGGAGCTTGAACTTATCCGGCGGCTACACCTACCTATCCAGTTTTTCGTGCACTCCAACCGCGGTTATGCAAGCATTCGGATGATGCAGAAAATGAGATTCGGCGGGCACACCGTGGGTGCTGATCCAGAGAGCGGGTTTACAATCCCGCACCTGGCGGAGGTCGCGGAGTGTTTTGGGTTGACCTATCAGCGCATCGAGACACTCGACCGCCAGGTAGAGTTTACCGGGCAGATTGTGGAGCTGATGATTGACCCAGAATATGTCCAGGTGCCGCGGGTTGCAACCACGATGATGCCTGATGGGAGCTTCGAGCAGGATAGTATGGAGAATATGACTCCTAAACTGCCAGCCGATGAGCTTAGAGAGATTATGGAGACAGAATGAACGAAAAAACTTTGCACGATTATTGTATAGAGGCAGCCATATCGTGGATGAAATTGGGTATGGGAGAGCACATATCTTATATTCACCCCGAAGATTTGCCAGAGAATGGTCCTAACTTAAAAAGTGGGGGAAAGATTCCGAAGGTTACCATCGAATGGGTCGATGAACAAGAAACCATACCGATAGGCTATTAATTTTACAATGTCCGACCAGCCCGAAAGCGAATTACTGCGCGTAACCCGCCAATTCCGAGCAGCCCTGGAGCGGCAGGATGCAGCCGCGCTAAAACGGCTGACCCAATCCTATCAACAGCTTTATGGCCGGTTGAAGGATAAGATCGACCTGCTAGCTATTGCTATTGGCGAAGAGGAGCCAACCGCCGGACAGCTCATCAGGATGACACGTTATAAATCCCTGATACGCCAGGTGGAAGCGGAATTGACCGACTTCCAGGTGATCTTGCGTAATGAGATTGGCAATACTACCAATGATGCCATCCGCTTCGCAGGGCGGGACGTGTACCGCGCTTTGCGTGCAGCAGGTAATACTTATGGCGTCGAGCTGGGCTTCAACCGCCTGCCGAGCGAGGCCATCAAGACATTGCTGGGCTTCTTACAGCCCGACAGTCCGCTGTATAAGCGTATCGGCAAGCTGGCGGAGGCCAACACTGAATTTGTGGCTCAGAAACTGGTAGAAGGCATTGGATTGGGGAAGAATCCACGCGCTATAGCCGCAATAATCCGTGACAGCCTGGGCGGTGGGCTGACGGATGCTCTCAGGATGACACGGACGGCGCAATTATGGAGTTATCGTGAAGCTACACGTGCCAATTATCTTGCTAACTCGGATGTGCTAGAGGGTTGGATTTGGTGGGCTGATTTACCTGGTGACCCGTGCATGGCTTGTATCGCTGAGCATGGGTCGTTTCATGATCTGAGTGAAACTCTCGACGATCATTACAACGGGCGCTGCGCCATGGTTCCGGCGGTGCGCGGCTTCCCTTCTCCCATAGACCAGACCGGCGAGGATTGGTTCGCCAGCCTGAATGAAGCTAAACAGCAGGAACTGATGGGCAAGGAGAAGTATGCTGCCTTCCAAGAAGGCAAGTTCGAATTCGGGCAACTGGCAGGTAAGCACGTTGATTCCGTGTATGGCGCGATGAATGTCGAAGAAACTCTACAGGCGCTTATCGGTGGAAAATGAGCGACCGTGACTTCTGGATCCTCATCCGCAGTGCCTTATTGCTTATCCTGGATGCTATCGAGCGCCGCTGGGAGATCGAACCGCGAACCGCAATCTTGCGCAGCGAGATGAAATATGCTACAATAAAACCAACAACTGAATAAACGGAAGTCCGAATGGAATGCCGTGATTCTTTAGCGAGAGCTATAGATTCACGGCATTTTTTGTTAGTTACGTCTACTCAGACGGCAAAAGCGAGGATGAAAATGAGCAACCAAGTTATTGAACCGACTCCACCTGTACCTGACCCCAAGGTTACGCCCCCTGAAACAATCGGCGGAAAGACATTTACTCAGGAAGAAGTGGATCACATCATCTCAGAACGTTTGGCCCGCGAAAAGAAAAAGGGCGAAGATGATAACCGTAAAATCAAGGAAAAGGTCGATGCAGAGGCATTAGCCAAAAATCAGGAATGGCAGAAATTGGCTGAAACGCGCGAAAAGGAATTAGCCGAGGCAACTACCAAACTAAAAGGCCTTGAAATTGAGAAGCGGAAACAAGCAATAGCATCTAAAGTCGGCTTGCCCGAAGCCTTTGCTCAGCGTTTGCAGGGTGAGACCGATGAGGAATTAGAAAAGGATGCTAAGCTTTTATTGGAGGCGCTGCCTAAAGCGCCAAAAATGCCCGCCATGAGTGCTACCAATCCCGGTGCTGGCGCGAGCCAGGGGGAGACGGTCGCCCAGCAGCGAGCAAGAATTTATGGACAGAGCGTTAATCCACTCGACCCGAACTATGCCAAAGCCCAAGGCGGCGGCGTGTTCTGGCCTAATAAAAAGGATTAGCCTCATTAATTGGAGTAACCAATATGCCTTACAACACTGAAGCAGACATCGCTACCTTCGTCAATACGGTGTGGGAAGATGCCATGTTGGTTGCGCGCGATAACAATGTCATGTCTGGCTTGGTAAACGGATTCGGAGATTTACAGGGGTTGGCTGTACGCAAGAACGCTAAATACAACGGTACAGCAGCCTTCAACCAGATCTCCGAAACTGATGACCTGACAAGCCAGTCATTTACTCCCGTGGTAGACCAAACCCTGACCCCATACGAATATGGGTCGCAATTTTTCATTACTGACAGCCGCCTGGAAACCGATATTTTCGCGGTGCGCCAGGATGCTGCTCAAGAGTTTGGCGCTGCTTATGGTCAAAAGATTGATACCTTCCTGGCTGGTATGTTCTCCAGCCTGACGGGTGGAACAGTCGGAGCAGCCGGGACTAACATGAGTTGGGCAAATTTCTTCGCCGCAATCACCAAAATGCGCCGGGCTTTGGCCCCCCGCCCCTGGGTTGCAGTCTTGACCCCCGAACAATGGCACTGCCTTGGTACTGCCATTGCGCCAGGAGTTACCGTGACTAACAGCCCATTTATCCAGGATGAGTTCATTCGCCAATTCTACGTCGGCGGCGTTTCAGGCGTCGATATTTTCACTACAGCAAATATCGCCACTGGAACCTCCGTTTATGGTGGGATGTTCAGCCGGAACGCGCTTGCACTTGACATTCGCCGCCCGCTGCGCATCGAGCCGGAACGTGATGCTTCGTTACGTGGATTTGAGCTGAATGCCTCATCCGTTTTCGCCTATGGTGTCTGGCGTCCGCAGTATGGGATCGCCATTAACACAGCAGGCACTGCACCGGCATAAGGGGAGGGTAACATGACTCAAAAATTGCTCACTACTAATATTGTTATCCCTCTGCTCGGACAAGCCGGAACTCTCGGCGGACCGCAGTCGGGGAACGTTCCGATCCTGCGCATTCCTGGTACATCCTATGGGGGTGGTATCACGATCACCCGTTGGGACTATACAACGAATGTGGTTCTGGCGGTCGGTTCTGCCCCTGCTGTACGCCTGGTGTCTCAGACCGTGGCAAACCTGCCAATCGCTACCCTATGCTCCAATGGTTCGGCGGCTACTACGGCAGGCACTGCGATAACTGGCACTATCACTACAGCTTGGGTTCCCGGAACTGTAGGCTTCCTGGGTCTGGAATATAGTCAGGCTACCTACGGCGGGACTTCCCCGGCCTATATGGTCGTGTCT